ATTTATGCGAGTATAGCAATTCGAGTAGAGGAAGAAAAAAGGCAATCAGAAAAATTAAAATCGAAAGGAGGTAGGAGGTGATAAATGACAAATATAAATGCAGTTTTTATGTCGGTTAATCTATATTCTAGTACTTTAGATAATCTGGTTATAAAAACGGATGAAGTGGTAGATAAATTGGTAGATGTATGTCTGTATACTAGCATTGCTGTAGATGATATGAAAGAGGCAAGTGAGTCTGTTGAAACTGCTGTTGATAAGATGTTAAAAGCGAGCTTTAAAGCAGATGAAGTAGCTGAAAAACTTGGTGAAATTGGTCTTTCTACAGACAAAATGATTGATAAGATGCTAGAGGCCGGTAATGCCACAAATAAGGTAACAGAAAAAATGATTGAAGCTGGAACTTCAACTCAAAAAATGACAGATCAGCTGTTAGATGCCAGTAAAATTTCTGGTGAAGCAGCAGACAAATTATCAGGTGTTGGAGATGAAATTGATGAACTTAATAATAAATTAGATTCATCGAAAGAAAGTAGTGAAAAGGCAAGTAGTGGTATAGGTGAATTAGTTGGTTCTATATTTAGCCTTGATAATATTCAAAAAGGGATGAGTTTAATTGATAATTTTACTGGAGTAAATACAAAATTAGGATTAGTGAATGATTCATTTGAAACTCAATCTGAGTTACAAGATAGAATATTTGCTGCGGCAAATCGCTCTCGTGGGGCATATGAAGAAATGGCAGGAACTTTTACAAAACTTGAATCATCCACTGGTGACTTATTTAAAGATAATAATGAAACAATTACTTTTACTGAGTTAGTCCAAAAATCTTTTGTAGCTGGTGGTGGAAGTCAAGAAGAAAGATCAGCTTCTATGTCACAGTTTACAGATTCTGTGACAAGTGGTGGACTTCAAAGTGAGGACCTAACCGCATTATCTCAAAGTGCACCAGGGATTTTAGAAGCAATTTCTAATTACACCAATAAATCCGGAGACGAGTTAATGGCATTAGCAGCGGAAGGTGGTCTTACTGCAGATGTTATTAAAAATGCAATGTTTGCAGCGAGTTCAGACATTAACAGTTCTTTTGAAAATGCACCAATGACATTTGCTGATATATGGTCAAGAATTAAAAATGGTGGGTTACAAGCTTTCTCAGGGATTATGGAAAAAATAACGGAATTAATAAGTACTAAAGAATTTCAACAATTCATTGATGGATTAATCACTGGATTTAGTTTTATAGCAAACGTAGTTACATTTTTATTTGATAAACTTATAAATGGATGGAGTACAGTAGGACCAATACTGGCTATAATTGGTGGAGTAATACTTGCGGGAATAATAGCTAACTTATGGGCAATGATACCACCACTTATAATACAAGCTTTACCGATTTTAGTAATTATTGGTCTAATAGTATTGGTAATGTCAGTAGTCCAGAAATTAGGTGTGTCTTGGGAGGAAATATTTGGATTTATTGGTGGTGTAATTGGAGTATTTATTGCCTTTTTTTATAATGTATTTGTTGGGATTTGGAATTTTGTAGCTGAATTTATTAACTTCTTTGGCAATGTTTTTAATGATCCGATAGCATCTATACAATTGTTATTTTTTAATCTGATGATAACCGTATTAGGATTTATTGAAGGAATAGCAAAAGGAATTGAAGAATTATTAAATAAAATACCTGGTGTTGATATAACAATAACAAGTAAAATTACTGACTTAAAGAATGATTTAACAGCGAAGGCAGCAACGCTTCAGAATGACAAAGAACTTAAGGAATTTGTAAAAACAAAAGGGTATACAGATTACAATACAGCATATGATAATGGCAATAATAAAGGATTAGATATGTTTAATGGCCTTGAAAAAACCCTAAATACTGACAATAATGCTGTTAATGAAATACCAAAAGGGCTAGATGAACTTACTGATAAGAGCAATCCAATGCCAGTTGAAGGTACCGGTGCCAATGGTTCTGTTGATGTTAGTATGCCAGACGATGATTTAAAATACATGAAAGAAATAGCAGAACGAGATTATGTTGCCAATATAGCAAGTCATTCTTTAGCTCCTAACATTTCAATCAAGTTTGGTGATGTACGCGAAACAGCAGATGCCAATAAGGTAGCAGGACGTATTAAAAAGATTCTACAAGAAGAAATAGCCATTGCTAGTGAGGGGGTATATTAATGTATGCGGTATTTTTTGATTATGACAAGATAACTTATCGACTACCAACGAATCCAGAAGAGATTGAAGTTTCAAGCTCTCAAGCTATAGAAAAGTATGAAGTTTTAAGTTTAGGACCAATTGCATTTCCCACTCATATGGATTTAAAAGAATATAGTTTTGAATGTGAATTTCCCCATACTTATTTAAGTTATGTAGAAGTAAAAGGTCCTGATGAATTTATAGACGCTGACTTTTATATAAAAAAATTCGATGAATGGAGAAGAAGTCTTACTCCTGTTAGGTTTATTGCAGGCAAGGTTAATGAAGGAAGTACAAAAATAGATACTGATGGGATTAACACATTAGTATTGATTGAAGACCTAACTATTAAAGAAAGAGCTGGAGAAGAAGGAGATAAGTATATATCTTTTAAGTTAATTGAGTATAAAAAGTATGGGGCATTAGAAGCACCGGATGAGGTGGACGAAAAAACAGGTAAAAAAAAGAAATCGAAGAGCAGTAAACAGAATCCAAAAAAGAACAACACTTATATTGTTCAAGTTGGTGATAGTTTGTGGTCTATGGCAAAAAGATTTTACGGTGATGGATCCAAATATCCTAAAATTGTCTCGTCAAATAAAGATAAGATAAAGAATCCTTCTCTTATTTATCCAGGTCAGAAGTTGGTGATACCATAATGGAATTTTTAGTTGAAGTAAATAAAAAAATATATGATATTAGTCAACTTGTTACGAAGGTATCCTTTCATGATTCCTTAAATGATGGTTGTAGTAAACTAGAATTTTCATATATTAATAAAGAATTAGAAATAACGAATGGCAGCGTGATAAGGTTTAAATACAAAAATGCAAATATCTTTTATGGTTTTGTATTTAAGGTAAGCAGAAGCAAAGGGAAAGAGATCAGTGTAACAGCTTATGATCAATTACGTTATTGTAAAGCAAAAGATACATTAGTCTTAGATAATGATACCGTTACTACAATAACGAATAAGATGTGTAACTACTTCCATTTAAATAAAGGTACCTTAAGTGATACGAAATACATATTACCTACAAGTGTTCAAGATAATAAAACCTGGCTAGATATTATCTATACCGCAATTAGTGATACCATGGTGAATAAGAAAAAGTGGTATGCATTAAGAGACGAATTTGGATGTATTACTTTAAAGGAATTAAAGGAACTAGAATTGAATCTTATATTAGGTGATGAGAGTCTATGTTATGACTACAAATATGATAAGTCTATTGATGATGAATTCTACAATATGATTAAGCTGGTAAATGATAACGAAAATACGAAACAGGTAGAAATAACAGTCTCAAAAGATGATAATTCAATTGCTACGTATGGGTTTTTACAATACTTTGAAACCATTGATAAAAATTATAATGCATCACAGGCAAAACAACTAGCAGAAACCTTACTATCCTTATATAACAAAGAAGCAGAAACAATAAGTATAGAATGCTTGGGTGATACGAGAGTACGAGCAGGCAGCAGTTTTCTTGGACAAATCAAAGATATAAATTTGGATAGAAGGTTAATTGTAAAATCAGCATCACATGATTTCTTACCTTGTCACACCATGAGTTTGGAGGTTATGACATGATACAGGAAATAAAAAAAATAGTAGAGAATTATTTAAATAATGCCAAGTTATGCTCCATTGTAACTGGTACAGTTACAACAGAGGGCATCAAAGTCAGTGAAAAATTAACGTTACCAGATGCTTTAATAATAGGTAATTTAAAAACAACTATTTCAGTTGGTGATAAGGTACGGTTATTAAGAAATCATGGTGGACAACAATTTTTTATATTGGAGGTGATCCAATGATACCAAGTGGTGGAATACCACCAGAATTTACTATGAATGATGATATAGATACAAGTAAAACTTATCAGATATGCCCTGATAAAGTACAAGGTTATATAAATGATAAGGAAGCATTAAGACAAGCTATTAAAAAGATTCTAAGTACAGAGCAATATGAATATCCCATTTATAGTTTTGAGTATGGGATTGAGTTGGACAACCTAATTGGAAATGATCCAGCCTATGTGCAGATAGAATTAAAAAGAAGAATTAAGGAATGTTTAATGTCAGACAATAGAATCACAGATGTGTATAACTTTGATTTTATATTATCTGGTGATGAAATTACTTGTAGTTTTATTGTAAATAGTATTTTTGGTGAAATACAGGTTACAAAGGAGGTGACTCGTTAATGTTTGAATCAATGACTTATGAAACTATTTTAGCGGAAATGTTAAGTAAAGTAACTAATGATATTGATAAAAGAGAAGGAAGCGTAATCTATGATGCTCTGGCTCCAGCTGCATACCACTTAGCACAAGTTTATTTTCAACTGGATAATTACAAAGATTTATTCTTTGTTGATACAGCCGTTGATGCATATCTTGACCGGAAGGCTGCTGATTATGGTATTACCAGAAAGATTGCCACTTATGCAATAAGAAAAATTGTAACATCTGGAGCAGTGGGTATTGGTACCAGATGGGCAATCGCAGATGTTATCTATCATATAACAGAGCAATTAGAAACCAATGTTTATCAAGCCACATGTGAAACAGCTGGAGAAATCGGAAATATATATAGCGGTAATCTTGAAAATATAGACAATGTGTCCGGCGTCACAGCGATGCTTACAGATATCATACTGAGTGGATCTGATTTGGAAACAGATGTTGCACTTCGTAATAGGATTCAGGAATATCTTTCGAATCCATCACAGGAGGGTAATATAGCTCAGTATAAAAACTGGGCAACGGAATATCCAGGTATCGGAATAGCAAAGGTTTTTCCACTTTGGGATGGTGGAAATACTGTAAAAATTGCAATTACAGATAACAAATTCCTTCCAGCAAGTAATGACTTAATTACAAAATTCCAAGAATATATGGACCCAGGGGTTAAAGGGCTTGGAAATGGTATAGCACCTATCGGAAGTAAAGTTACGGTGACAGGTGGGACTAAGAAAAGTGTTACAGTTGCAGCAAACGTGGTCTTAGCAGACGGTTATACAGAAGCTGAAGGAGTCTCAGATGCTATATCAACTTATCTAGCATCCATCACATATGTTAAAAACAGTGTAAGTTATATGCGTATTGGTAGTGTTTTGCTTGATTGTGACAGTATTGCAGAGGTAGGTGACCTTATGATAAATAATGATACAACTGATCTTATTCTCATAGAAGATGAGATTCCAGTGCTTGTAGGGTTGAATTTAACGGTGGTGACAGCATGATAGATTACATTAAATATACGTTGGATGGGAAAACCTATAACCTTTTTCTTAACAGTGATGGTACATGGTCTAGAGATGAATTTGCACCGAATGTGGCTGGAAACTATCAACTTACCTTTACTATCAGTGAAAATGGAATTATTACTACTATTGATAGCTCTAACAGTCTTTATGAAACTTATCTTCAGGTCGTGGCTGATACAGAGAGAGTGGCTTACCTAGAAACATTAGTCCCTGATTTTATTGCTGAGATTCCAGAATTTGCAAAGCTATATAAGATAGAGAATGAAGCTCTTGATACGCTTTACGCGGATATAAACCAGGTGAAAAATGATGCCTTTATTAAATCGGCTTCTAATTATTCTATTAACCGTCTTGAATCTTTTATGAACATCAAAGGTGCTGGTACATTGAATCAACGTAAGAGTTATTTGATTACAATGTTGCAAAAGGGAAATAAATTAAGCGAAAAGTTGATAAAAGAAATTGCAAATACGATAACTGGTTCTGATTGTGTTGTTACTTTTATTGGATCTGATGAATTGGTTAATCCAGAACCAGGGTATGGTCTTTTAAGGGTACAAGTACTAAGTCCAGATAGTAGCAAGAATTATCGATATGATGACATAGTAAGAGCTTTAAAACCATTGGTACCAGGGCATATTAAATTATTTGTAATCAAGTATTACTCAACTTGGGCGGATGTAATAAATAATTTTAACAGTTGGAATACAGTTAAGTCATATGACAATTGGTCACAAGTTAAAAATTATTTACCACCACAATAAGGGGTGAAGAGATGGCGATTAGAATAAAGGGTGTACAAATCACTCCGCAAACAGCGAACGTTAATCAAAGTATTCTAATCACTGTTAGTGCGGTTGATAATGATTGGGAAACCATAAAAAACAACCTTGAAAACTGGCAAACTATAATGAGTATATTTGCTAATTGGCAAGAATTATATGATTTTGAATAGAAAGGAGGTTACACAATAATGGCGGTTAATACAGTAAGGGTTCAAATCAATGGTGTTTGGACAGCTTTAACAAAAAATACTACAACTGGTAAATATGAAGGAACAATTGCAGCCCCATCAACAACTAGTTATAACGTGAATAGTAGTCACTATTATCCTGTAACAGTAGAAGCTACCGATCGTGCTGGTAATGTTATAACTGCAAATGATACACATGTAACACTAGGTTCAAGCTTAAAATTAAATGTAAAAGAAGTAACAAAACCAACAATAGTATTTACAGCTCCAGCGAGTGGTGCGTATTTATCGAATAACAAACCTACAGTAACATTTCAATTACGTGATGAAGCAAATGGTTCAGGGATAAAAATTAGTTCGCTTACAGTTGGAATTGACGGTTCTATCAATTTAACGAATACTAGCTCTGGAGTTAGCGTAACTCAAGTTTCAAATGGCTATGATATATCTATAATACCACCTACACTTTTATCTGATGGTTCACATACTTTTACAGTTAATATAACAGATAACGATGGAAATGCAGCAACTTCTACAGCAAGACAATTTTATGTTGATACAATTCCACCAACGCTTTCTATTACTACACCAGCAGAAGATACTACATATAGAAATACGACTGAGATAGCAATTGTGGGTAAAACGAATGATTCTACAAGTAGTCCTGTTACCGTTACGGTTAAATTAAATTCTGTAGACCAAGGCATTATAACAGTTGATGCTAGTGGGAACTTCACAAAATCGTTAACATTAAAGGCTAATGTTACAAATATAGTTGAGGTATTTGCAACTGATCTGGCAGGACAAGTAACTTCAATCTCTAGATACATTGTAGTAGATACAATAGCTCCAGTAATTAGCAGTATTACAATAGCTCCGAACCCGGTAAATGTGGGTCAAAGTTATATTATTACTGTAGATGTTTCGGATACATAAGGAAGGTGATAAAAATGCAAACAACATTAAATTTTGGATTAAAAAAAATAGAATTAAGTGATAGCCCACCAGATATCACGGTGAGCAATAGCAACTGGGATGAAGTAGATAAACATTTATTTCACACTGCTAAATTTCAAAAAGCTACGGGTACTGCTACAGCCATAACGTTATCAAGCGTTAACCTAACAGACGGATTCGTAGTTCAATTTATAGCTTCAGCAGATAACAATGGAGTTTCTACTACAATCAATGGTAAAAGTGTATATAAGGAAGGGACAACAGTACCTCCGAAGTTAAAAACAGGTAAGGCAGTTATAGCATGGTATGATGCAACTAAGACATGTTTTTTTGTCAAAGCTAGTGCAGGTGGAGGTACAGCCGTTGCTGGTGATGTACTAGCAGGAAAAACATTCAGCAACGATGATGATAGTGAGATTACAGGTACAATACCTGTTACTACTGCAGACGCATATAAACATTATCCTGCAGAAAATGTAACAGTAACCACCGATATCAATAATAAGTTATGTGCATTATTGTCTGTCCCTAAAAATACGTACTTAAATGGAGTAGAATGGGTTAAGCACGAAGAACCAGATTTATCAAATGTAAATATTGCAAGTGGTAAGATAATTCTAGGTATTCAAGGGAGTGCAGCTGTAGTTACAGATTGTGCTCAGATTACTGGTTTAGCTGCTGTTGTAGGTTTTAGTACAGCAGGTCAGATTCAGTTAAATTGGACAAACCCTACAGATGGTAAAATTAAAGGTGTTCGAATTATGTATAAATCAGGTGGTTATCCTACATCACCTACAGATGGAACAGTATTTTACGATAGTTCTGATGCTGCATTACCATCTACATTTACAAAAACTGGTTTCACAGATGGAGCAATTTATTATATAAGAGCATTTGCATATACTTATTATCATGCTACTAGACGATATACGTATGTCACAAATGGTGCTCAAGTAACAGCGACCCCATTACAAACAAAAGGACAACAAATCTTTACATCTAGCGGGACATTTACAGTACCTGCAGGAGTTACTGCAGTTGATGTTTTTTGTGTAGGTGGAGGAGCTGCCGGTAGTTATGGTCAATCAAACTCTTATATTACTGCTTATGGTGGTGGCGGTGGTGGTGGTTATACAAAAACCATTAAAGCTATTGGAGTTAACCCAGGCCAACAAATACCAGTAGTTGTGGGTGCAGGTGGTATAGGTAACCCAGCACCTCCTACAAATGGAGGTAAATCAAGTTTTGGTGGAACTCTAGTTGTTGCTAATGGTGGTTTGTGTTCCGAGAATTCTTTAGATGCTGGTGGTGATGGTGGTAGTGGTGGTGGTAGTGGCTACTATAATACATCAGGGTCTAATAGTACAGGTGGAGCTGGTGGATCAGATGGTGGTAATGGAGGGGGTTCAGATTCTAATAAAGTAGGTATAGGACAGGGAACGACTACTCGTGCATTTGGTGAAGCTACCAATACATTATACGCAGGTGGCGGTGGTGGTGGTGCATACATCAAGTATTTAGGTGGAAATGGTGGTGGTGGTATTGGTTTACATGTTGAAAATTCAGCACAAGTAGGTGCTACTGCCGGGGCTACAAATACTGGTGGTGGTGGCGGTGGTGGAACCTATGGAGTAGCCGGAGGTAATGGTGGATCTGGTATCGTTATAGTAAGATGGGGTTATTAATTCATATAAAGTAATATAGGAGGATTAAAATATGATAGTACATCAAGTATTTGCTCAAATAGTAGATACAGAAATTAGAAATATTATTGTTGCTGACAACTATGAGTTAGCAAATCAACTTAGCAGAATGATTTATGGTGATACTGGGAGTGCATTGGAATGTACCCAATATCCTGTTTCAATTGGTGATAAATGTATAGACCGTGTGTTTTATTTCAAGGATGGATTGACACCTGTTCCAAGAAAAAACACTGCGGAAGAAGATTCATTAGTTGCTAAAACAAAAGTTGATTATCTAGTCGAACATCAATCTGATGTTGAACTAGACATCGATTATCGCTTATCTATGATTGAATTAGGATTAGTATAACAAAGAAAAGGAGAATTTAAATATGAACACATTTGAAAACTTAAAAAAAGTAATTACTTTAGGAAAGAAAAACAAGGATGATATATTAACAATGATGGATGTATTTCTTATGAATGAAAGAATTACAGTAGATCAATATAATGAATTAGTTACATTATTAGCTTAATACATCAAGGCCCTTATATGTGAATCGTATAAGGGCTATTTTTAAAGGAGCAGCCAATGACAATTGAAGTAGCAATGCTTATATCATCAATATCAGTGGCCTTCGGTGTTTATCAAGGTATCATCAATATAAAAAGAAATAAAAAGAATGATGACCAACAAGAAGCAAGTCAATCCGCTATGATGATGACGAAGCTCGATAATATTGATAAAGGTGTTGATGATATTAAGAAAGAAATTGCAGGTGTAAAAGCTGATATTAAAGAAGATAGAGAAAGAATTATCAGGCTTGAGGAATCACTTAAGCAAGCGCATAAGAGAATTGATTCTCTTGAAGTATATAACAAAACAAATAAGAAAGAGAGGTAATTAGTATGGAATTATCATTTTTATTAGAGTATATCAACCTTATAACTATGGGGATTTGTTTGTGCATTGGTTATGTGTTAAAAAACAGTATAAAAAAATTTAACAATCAATACATACCTGCTGTTATGTTAGTTATTGGTACCGTTATTAATGTATTAATTAATATGCCAAATATCAATGCCACAGTAATATTAGGTGGTATGATAAGTGGGCTAGCAAGTACCGGATTAAATGAGACTATGAGAAATCTGATAGACATGGATGGAAAAAAGGAGAGGTGACAAATGGGATTATCATTATCAAGTAATGGAATAAAAGTATTAAAACAATTTGAGGGGTGCCGTTTAAAAGCTTATAAAGTTGTACCTACTGAAACGTATTATACCATTGGCTATGGGCATTATGGAGCTGATGTTATGAAGGGAATGATTATAACTCAGACTCAGGCAGAAGCTTACTTGAAAGCAGACTTAAAGACTTTTGAAGATGCCGTAAATAAAAATGTAAAAGTTAATATTACTCAAAATCAATTTGATGCACTAGTATCTTTTACATATAACTGTGGACCGTCAGCGTTAAAGTCAAGTACATTGTTAAAAAAGATAAATAGCGGAAACCTTATCGATGCATCCTTAGAATTTGCAAAATGGAATAAATCTGGTGGGAAGGTATTAACTGGACTCGTAAAAAGAAGAGAAGCCGAAACGGTTTTATTTTTAGCAGGATACTGTGAAAAACCTAAAGGTCAAGTATCTAACAAAACGGCTACGAAACCAGAGATACGCTGGATCCAGTGGAAAATAGGGGAAAGTACTGATGGTATATGGGGAGAAAAGACTGCCAATGGTATACGAACCAAACGCAAATCATTAGGATGGGAAGAAACAAGTGGATTTACATGTTCTAATAATCTATTAAAAGAATTAGCCAAATTATAAATCAACTATAGTTAGTATATTTTATGGAATTTATAAGTTTTCATATTGAAAAATTACATACATTGTAATGTTAGGTAACAGGAAAAATAAGTCTAAACTCAAAATATTAAAAATACATAAAAAATGATTATACTAGCATCTTTGGGTGCAGGGTAATCATTTTTTGTTTTATCGGTATATAACTTTTCATTAGAACTATCTACTAATAATTTCACAGTAAGAATTAGCATTGATTTCGCTTCCCTTTGTGGATCCAATCTCATCTTGCGCAAACATATGTTTTGATATAAAATAGAAAGGATAATATCATTATTAGCTTCGTTACTTTTCTTATTATAAAGTTAATGAAATATATCGTAAATTGAAACATTTTAGTAATAAAAACTTAAGCCAATGTACATAGCTTATTTTTTATAAATGTGCTATAGTAAGGAAAAGTTTGAATGGCTTAATGACAGAGTAGTATTTATCATAACCTAATGGAGGATAGCCAATGAAATTCATTCATATATCAGATGTACATATTGGTGCGAAACCAGATGCCACTTTTCCTTGGGGATTGCAGCGTGAGAAAGAGATTTTCTTAAGTTTTCAAAAAATAATTGATCTTTGTAATTCAGAAAATATAGACTTGTTATTAATTGCAGGGGATTTATTTCATAAACAACCATTATTGCGAGAATTAAAAGAAGTAAATTACTGCTTTGAGAAATTAGTGAATACCCAAGTGGTTTTTATTGCTGGAAACCATGATCATATTGGATTAAGGTCCAATTATGTTGGATTTACATGGAATAGAAATGTGCATATGTTAGATGCAGAATCCATGGATAGTATTTATATAGAAGATATCAATACAGAAGTATATGGATTTAGTTATCATACAAGAGACGTTGTAGAACCAAGATATGACCAGGTACAACCTGGTTGTGAAGAAAGAATTAATATATTATTGGCTCATGGTGGAGACGAAAAGAATATACCTATGAACAAAAAAGCAATGTTAAACAATGGATTTGATTATATCGCACTTGGCCATATTCATAAACCTGAGATTTTTAGTGATAGAATGGCTTATGCTGGATCTCTTGAACCGTTAGATAAAAATGAGACAGGGGATAGGGGTTATATTCAAGGTGAGATTATGAAAACAGAAGATATAAATTCTATATCAATACGACTTATTCCTAATTCTTGCAGAAGGTATTATAAGGAAGTATTAAATTCAAATAGGGAGACAACCAATGGTTCTCTTATGGATCAAGCTAGAAATAGAATAAAAGAGCTTGGTGGTGAGAATATATTTGTATTTAATATCAAAGGAATCAGAGATACGGATATTTTATATCATAAAGAGGATTTTTTCTCATTAGGTAATGTGATTGACGTGATAGATGAAACTGTTCCAGACTATGATTTTGAAGCTTTATATAAAGAGAATTCTGATAATATTATCGGTTTATATATACAAAGAATTAAAGAAAATGCGGTGGCGGATGAAGTAGCACAGAAAGCACTCTATTACGGCATAGAAGCATTATTAGGTGCTAGGAGGTGA